AAACACATTTTTTAACATGTAATAATCCATACTTTCAAATGATACAAAGAGCTATTAATAAAGATATTAGTATACGACAAGAATTTGATCTTAACGAACATGATAAAAGAGAAATAGAATTTGATACATTAAATCATATTAGTAGAAATTTATTATTGTATAAGGCTAAAAATAATCTTTTAGATTTTAATGACATAATAATGGAAGTATTAAAGTCTGATAAAATACCAAAATTTAAAGCTATATTTATTGATGAAGCACAGGATCTATCTCCTTTGCAATGGAAACTTTACGATAAATTAAAAGAACACTGTGATCAAATTTATTTAGCTGGTGATGATGACCAAGCAATTTATGCATGGGCTGGGGCCGATGTTAATAGATTTATAAGAGAGCCCGCAAAAGAAAGAGTTTTAAGATACTCAAAACGTATATCAAAAGCTGTTCAAGAACAATCGACTATACCAGTGAGCCGTATATCAGGCATCAGGAAACATAAAAATTATTTACCTAGAAAAGTGAGAGGTGAATCCAAATACATTTCAGATTTGCATCAAGTAGATTTATCTGTAGGTAAGTGGTTAATTCTTACAAGAACTAAAAGTAATTTATTAGATATTATGAAAGATTTAAAAAATAAAAATTTTTATTATCAAAGTAATAAAGGTAAAAGTTTTAAAGTAGGTATGTACGAAGCTGCAGCAGCTTATACAAAATGGAGTATGGACGAAATATTAAATGAAAAAGAAATAAATGCAGTTAAAGATTATATACCTACAGGTAGCTGGGATGTTAAAGTTCCTTGGTATGATAAGTTTGTAGCAGATCAAAAAGAAATTTTATATTTAAGAAACTTAATTGCATCAAAAGAAAATTTAAAAGAAAAAGCACGTATATGGTTATCAACAATTCATGCTATAAAAGGTGGTGAAGAGGACAATGTAATTTTATCTTTGCATCAAGGTAGTAAAGTTCAACAAGGGGTACGATTAAGTGTTGACAAACAAGATGAGGAGCATAGAGTGTGGTATGTTGGCATTACGAGAGCAAGAAATAATCTATATAAATTAAAAGCTAAAAAGAAATTAAAGGAGTACGAACTATGACAGATAAAGATATATTTAAAGAATCATTTCCACAATACACTCAGGTAGGCGGGAATCACTACACTAAGTTTCCTATTCAGCCATACGAATTTATTTCTAAAAATGAATTATCTTTTTTTCAAGGTAATATTATTAAATATGTTTGTAGATACAAACGTAAGGGAGGCATACAAGACTTAGAAAAAATTATACATTATTGTCAATTAGAAATGTTAAAAATTAAAGATACAAAAAAATGATATTACCTCAAACAGAGTGGGTTCAACCTACAGAATATCCAGATCTAAGATCTTATGATGAAATAGCAATTGACTTAGAAACTAGAGATCCAGATTTAAAATCAAAAGGATCAGGTGCTGTTATAAATAATGGAGAAGTTGTGGGTATAGCTGTCGCTACTTATAATGATAAATGGTATTTTCCAATAGCTCATGGAGAAGGTCCAAACATGGATCGTAAACGTACTTTAGAATGGTTTAAAGATATTCTTGAATGCCCTGCTACAAAAATATTTCATAACGCTATGTATGACGTATCATGGATACGTAATTTAGGTTTAAAAATCAATGGTTTAGTAGTCGATACTATGATTGCATGTTCACTTTTAGATGAAAACAGATTTTCTTATACACTGAATACTTTGTCTTGGCATTTTTTAAATGAAGGTAAAAATGAAAGAGCACTTAATGAAGCTGCTAAATCAAGAGGACTAGATGCTAAAGCAGATATGTGGCGACTACCTGCACAAGAAGTAGGAGCGTACGCAGAAAAAGATGCCGAACTAACTTTTAAACTTTGGCAACATGTAAAAAAATTAATGATTGAAAATGATTTAGAAAATATTTTTAATCTAGAAACGGATCTTTTTCCTTGTCTCGTTGACATGCGTTTTTTAGGCGTGCGTGTAGATACTGAAAGAGCTTATAACTTGCGTACGGAATTGATTGCACAAGAGCAATCGTTATTGCGAGAAGTTCAAAAACAAACAGGAGAAGATATTCAAATATGGGCAGCAAGATCGATTGAAAAAGTTTTTCAAAAATTAAATTTATCTTACGAACGTACTGCAAAATCCAATGAGCCTTCATTCACTAAAAATTTCCTTTCTAATCATGCACATCCTACCATACAAAAGATAGCTGAAGCAAGAAAGATTAATAAAATAAATACAACGTTTATAGATACAATATTAAAATATGAACACAAAGGTAGAATACATGCTGAGATAAATCAAATTAGATCGGATGATGGCGGAACTATTACTGGACGTTTTTCATATTCAAATCCAAACTTACAACAAATCCCTGCACGAGATCCTGTGTTAGGTCCAATGATAAGATCATTATTTATACCTGAAGAAAATTGTAAATGGGGTTGTTTTGATTACTCGCAACAAGAACCAAGACTTGTAGCACACTATGCATTACGTTATGGATTGCCATCTGTAAATACAATCGCTGATTCTTATGACACAGACCCTTCGACCGACTTTCACAAAATCGTAGCAGAAATGGCAGAAATACCACGTTCACAAGCAAAAGTGATCAATTTGGGTTTATTTTATGGTATGGGTAAAGCTAAATTACAAGCAGAGTTAGGTGTATCTAAATTTAAAGCTGAAGAATTATTTAATAAGTATCACACTAAAGTTCCTTTTGTAAAACAATTAATGAATGAAGTTATGAAAGCTGGAACTAAAAAAGGTCAGATTAAAACTTTGTTAGGTAGACGTTGTCGTTTTCCAAAATATGAACCTATACTTAGAGGATCAGATTGGGGAAAATATATTCCACCAGAAGATGAAGAACGTATGCAAGATTTACAAAAAATGGGTCCATATTTAAAAGATGATGAAGGAGAAACTTTAAATGATAAAGATGGTAATCCTAAAAAAAATTATTGGCATAACAATCCTACACGTAGAGCATTTACGTACAAGGCATTAAATAAATTAATACAAGGATCCGCTGCTGACATGACTAAGAAAGCTATGCTAGAATTATACAAAGAAGGTATTACACCACATATTCAGGTGCATGATGAATTAGATATATCTGTTATTAATGATTTAGAAGCAGCTAAAATAAAAGATATAATGGAAAATGCAGTAGACTTAAAAATTCCTAATAAGGTTGATTATGAATCAGGGCCTAACTGGGGGTCTATTAAATAAAATGTTCTGTTTAGAATATAAAATAGATAATGAAATAGTTGATAAAATTTTAAAAATAATAAAAAAATATGATGGTCCAAGTGTTTCAAATGTTACTTGCACTCATAAAGGATTTCAAACTGAAAATATAATTAAATTATTTAATTTTGATTTACTTAAAAAAATAATCCCTGCTAATAAAATGTATGAAAATGTTTTTCATATACATTATATAAAATATGACAAAGGTGGCTATCAAGAAGAACATACTCATCCACCTGATGAATACAGTTTTATATTGTATTTAAATGACGCAGATGGGTATACATATTTAAAAGAACCAGTTAATAAAAAATTTATACCAGAGAAAGGAAAAATAATTGTTTTTGATGCTAAAATATTGCATTATGCCGTTCCATCCTACGAACAAAAACAAGTTTTAGTAGGGGCAGTGAAACAAACAAAATGATTTATTATGGCTTATTTAAATGTGAACATACCACCGACTTATGCACAAATAAAAAAGGAGTATCTTTATGATCTACAAAAACATCATGGCGAAGTTGAAGACTGTATTATCTTTGGCTTATCAGCTCTTACTGGAAGGGCTATACTTTTTCATGCTATTATGGAAAATGGCGCAATATTTTATCGCCTACCAATTAGCGCGTTTATTCAAAAGGGATTTGAGCCATCCCGAGTGCCCGCAAGACGACTTGATGAATTACAGCTCTGGAATTGTTTTTCTTATTATCCTTCTGTCCATCGTTGGGACATACTAGACGGACAAGCAGGAAAATACATAGGAAAAGACAAAAAATGGCATCCAGGAAAATACTTATTTACTGTTGACTTTGCACACCCTGAGTCTAATATACTTGACACTGATCATTCGGAGATCCCGCACGAACATAAGTGCGCTCACATAATTGCTTTAGATGATGGCAATTTTGCTGCACAACCTAACAACAGATGTATATGGGATATACCTTCTTTCACAGTGAAAGATACAATCCCTGACTGGAAAGTGCAAACGAATGAGTGGAATGTAGAAGATAGTAGAGCCTGGAGAACAGAGGATACTGATAAATTCTTTTACGAAATTGAGGAGAAGAAAAAATGAAGTGTGAAAACTGCGGAATGGGTTTTGTATTAACACCCATAAATAAAAATAGAATATGTCCTCATTGTGGACATGTTCATGGGGAAAATTATGTAGAGCATACTCACGACAATGGCGTAACTCATACGCATAAGGACGGAGATGTTCCGCATACACATGAGGAGAACAATATGATTAAAAAGATTTGGAAAGTAATCTGCTGGCCTTGGAAAAAGGTAGTAGATTGGTTATGGACAAAATAATTTATGGCTAATAAACCATTAAACATTTCAGAATCGGCAGCCGTCCAGATGCCTATGAAGACGGTTGCCAGTCTGATTTTACTCGTCGCAGCCGGCGTGTTCGCATACACGGAGCTTACGGCTAGGCTGGTATCGCTGGAGACATCACGTGAGCTGTTTGAAAATGATTTGTTAAAAAAATCTGAACAAGTGCCCGTCG